CAGGAAGAGCGTGAACAAGAGATTAATGTTCCTATCTACAATGATATGGGCAGGGCAATAGGCAAATCAATGGATTACTCTGCTGCTAAATTTGATGTAAGAATAGTAGCAGGTTCAACGTTGCCAGTCAATAGATGGGCATATCTTGCTGAGTTGAAGGAACTTCTGCAGTTTGGTGTCATAGATGATATTGCAGTACTTGCTGAGACTGATGTAAGGAATAAAGAACAGATAGCTAAACGTAAGAGTCTGTATGCTCAACTACAGGGACAATTAGGTCAATTGCAGGAAGCACTCAAGGATAAAGAAGGCACTATCGAGACACTTGAGAGACAATTGGTACAAGCTGGTATCAAAGGCAAGGTTATGCAGGCAGAGATGGAAATCACTAAAAAGAAGGAAGAAGTGAAAGGCGATATGAAGGATTCTTACCGTTCTACTGATGCTAAACAGAAGCTTTTACAGAATGTAATGAGCAATCAGGTGGACTCAACTAAGAAGGATTTAGCTAGAGAAATACAATTTGCAAAAAAGGATTTGCAAAGTAAGAATGAAAATAAGTAACATTAAAACAATTATAGGGAAATAATATGGAAGAAACTGCAGGCAACCCAGAAACTCTAGTTGTTGAAGAACAACAAATTGAAGATAAGGTTTTTGGCACCTCGGATAATTTTTTCGAAACCCTTGAACAAGATGTCAACGGTTCTATAACCGATGACAACACTGAGGCAACCCAACAGGCAGATGGCACCGAGCAGGTAACTCATCTAGAAAATGTTGGCTCCGATAACGTGGGTTGGGATGATGACGGCAATCCCTACAAAAAACGCTACCAAGACAGTAGCCGTGAAGCCGTAAAGCTGAGAGACCAGTATAAAGAGGTTGAACCTTTTGTACCAGTTCTTGAAGCGATGAAAAACGATAGCGGATTAGTTGAACATGTTCGTGAATATCTGGTAAATGGAGGTAATACTCCAAAAAGTATTCAGGAAGAGCTGAAATTAGATGAGGATTTTATATTTGATTCTCAGGATGCAATGTCAGATCCAGATTCTGATTCAGCTAAAGTCTTGAATGCTCAGGTAGACAAAGTCGTTCAGAAGAGAGTAGGACAAATAGTTACTGCTGAAAAACAGAATGCTCAGAAGGCACAAATTGAAGCTCAAAGAAGAGCACAAGAAAATGATTTCAAGGAAAAGAGAGGAATGACTGATGAACAGTTCAATTCTTTTAAAGAAAGAGCTAAAGGTCATATTCTTACCCTTGATGATATTGATTACCTTCTGAATCGTGATCAAGCTAATGCTAATGTTGTCCAATCTACGAAGAATGACATGTTGAACCAGATGAAGAATGTCAGGAATATACCAACGTCCGCTAGTGGAGCTAACAGCCAAGCCGAAGAGAAAACCCCAGATAATGCTATATTTGACGGGATTTTAGGCTTGGATGGTGAGTTAGATAACCTGTTCGGGTAGATTTTTATTATATAAAACTATTTTAGTTTAGGATCTATCTGAACTTCAAATAAGGAGTTCGAAATGCCGCAAGATTTTATTTCGGCAATTACACCGAATACGGATCTTACTGTAGCGGATTTTGATGGACGAGGTCCAGGCACTAGTACTAATCTTAGTACTGGCGATATTAGACGAAAGTATAATTTCGGTAATAGAGTGTCTGAACTTGCTATTCCTCAAGATCCCTTCTTTAGGTTCGTGAGTAAGGTGGCGAAAAAGGCGACAGATGATCCTCAGTTTAAGTTTACTGAGAAGCGTCCGTCCTTTCATAAACGATATGCATATGTTATGGGTTATGTGCAGAACGATGGTAATGATGAATTTGCTGATGATACCATTGAAGCATATAATGATGGTGGAACTGGTAGTTCAGTAGCTGTTGGAGATACATTGAAACTCTATATGGCTGGTGATTACAAGTCTGCTGGTAATGTACAGAATGTATATGGAAACACATCTAACAAGATTGATGTTGGAGCAAGCGGGACTACACCTAAGTTCTTCCTTCCAGGTCAGATAATTAAAATCCCTACAATGACAGACAGTGCTTCGGCTACGACTTCATGGGGTGCAAGTTATATGCTGGCAAGGGTTACTGAAGTTGATGCAGACTCTTTTTCAAGTTCAGCTAAGGATACTAATAAATATCCTACAGTTGTCACTTGTAAAGTGGTTAAAGCATCAGATTCAAGCTATGTGGGTTTTGCTGGCTATTACAACAATAACTTTGGTCCAGGTGGAGCAGCAGGTGATGAAGTTGTTGCTGACCAATCTATTGCAACTCTTCTTGAATCAGCAAGAACCTACGTAGTAGGTAGTGCACATGAAGAAGGTTCTGGTTTTCCACAAACATGGATTGACCAGCCTTACCAAAGCAATCATGGTCTTACTCAGATTTGGAAAACTTCAATGGCAATGACCAATACGGCTCGTGCCACAGTATTGAAGTTTGAACCAAATGAGTGGGCACGTGTTTGGAAAGAAAAGTTGATTGAGCATAAGTGGGATATTGAAACATCATTGTTATTTGGATCTCAGTATACAGATGGCGATAGTATTCAATACACACAAGGTGCTGTAGATTACATCACGCAGTATGGAAATTCATTTTCTCTTGCTGTAGCAACTAAAACTCAAGATGACTTTCTTGATGATCTTTCTAACTACATTGATCCAAGGTATAACAATAGCACAGCAACTATGTTCTTCTGCAATACTGCAGTATATAACTGGTTGCATAAGCTAAGTGGATACTTTGCTAACAATATCGGTTCAATTCAAGCTTTCACTGGTGGATCACCTGATACAACCGCAAGTGATAGTACTAAAGGTTATGGAAGAGCTGATATGAGCCTTGCAGGAAGAAGGAAAGTCTTTGGTGTTGATATTACAACAATTTCAACTGTATACGGGGATATGAATGTTGCTCGCAATATTCATCTTGATGGTACAAATGTGAAAATGTTAGGTGTCAACATGAAGAACTGTGCTTACAGACCTTTAGTTGGTAATGGCGTTAATCGTGATACTTCAGTCTATGTAGGAGTTCAAACTTTAGAGAACTCTGGTGTCGATCGTAGAGTAGATCAAATCTTAACTGAAGCAGGCATGGAATGGTCAATGGCTGAATCCCATGCTATCTGGACATAAGGAGTAGATTATGGCAAATCCATTATATGGATCAAATTCATTTGATAAGAGAGTTGGCGAGAGATTGTTCACTGAGGCTGGTACAGGTCGTGAACATGAAAATTCAACTGATGCTATAGACATATTCTCTTACTACATTCCAGCTAACAAGCTTGAAGTAGGTGATATTGTCAGAATTAAGGTGTTTGGTACAGTTGTTGATAACAACAGTACAAATACTTTAACGCCTATTCTTAAGTTTGGCGGGACGGCTATTGCCACTGGCGCAGCTCTTGATGTTGACGATGATGATATTGTCTATGCTTGGGCTGATGTTCATGTAACGGCAGTTGGAAGTTCTGGTACAATGACAGCTATTGCTGAAATTAGAACTGATGCTTTAGGTGCAGTTCATGTTATTGGACAGACTGCATTAACATCTATGGATACTACTAGTACTTTACAAGTAGTTCTTAATGTTGATTGGAGTGCTGCTCATGCCGATAACGAATTCAGAATTGACGCTGGAAGTGTTGAGCTAGTTTAATCCGAAGTTTGGGAAGTAATATCCCAATATAAGGATTTAGAGGGGGGCTTTATGGTCCCCCTCTATAAACAATATGGCAACTACTAACATATCTGCGGAGATAGTATCTATTACTGGAGTCACCGCACATGGTGCTTCAGATGATTTTATTGTTTCTGCTCAAAAATTTGTAGCTTCAAACATACCGAAGGAACTTCTCTGGTTTGCTTCTACGCAATCTTCAGCTATTCAGAATTCAAGCGGGTTTGATGTTTACTCTTCTGATAGCGTACTTGCTGTTGAAAGAGAAGGATATCCTGCTGCTGAAGTTCCATTCAGTATGAGCAAGTGGATTGATGATAGTGCAAGTTTTTATAAAGCTACTAATCTATATCCTAAATGGTATCATGCTCAGGGAAAGGTA